ATTCTACACCGTAAAATACGCCAAGTGGGGTGCCTGTTGCAGTCCCTTGTATAACCAAACCACTAGATAAATTAACAACATCACCTGAAAAGATAGATGCGTTAGTTCCGCTTGCTATTGCAAACTCTGAAGGTCGGATTGTACCACCTGACATATGATAAGCTGGTGTGAATCCATCTGGGGCGTTTGTATTTGCCATTTTTAATTCACCTTATAAAAATAAATTTTATTAAAGTTCTTAACCTAAATTAAGAACCACCTTTACCAAATGTAACCTTGGATGTTCTACTAGGTGTACTAATAGGCATCACTTGATTACTTTCTCGCATAAGATCATTATCTACTGCTTGAATCTGTTGGTCGGCAACATTTTGATAGTATGCCCTCCTTTCATCTACAGTTTCCTTGGGGATCTTAGCTAGAATTAAGCCACCAACTCCTATGACACCAGCATGTTTACCATCATCAACAGTGGGAGCTTCAAAATCGGGGTGATCATCTGCTCTTACGGGTTCCCAACCTTCACGAATACGTTTTGACATATTCGCTGGGTCAGTTTGACCTATCATTGATTCTCGTATCCATCTGTATACATATCCCTGCGGTGGTGTAGGGGCGTCTAATAAAGACGGGGGTTGCCAAGGTTTACGACGAGATACTTTATCTCGACTTTCAGCAGATCGTGGAGAACGATCTGATTCAGTAGTTTTAATTTCATCTACCATTTTTTCTACTCCTTAATATGCTTAGCATATTCTTCTAGTGGCACACCTAATCTTTTCGCTATCGCTACTTGACTCGGTGTGAGTTTTATAGTTCTACGTGATCGAGCTCTTGTAGTTCCAACACCTTTGCTAGAACCAGCTACCGTCTCTCTCACCTCTTTTTGAGTATTCCCTAATTTATGAGGGAACGACTCAGCAAGTCTTTTATCTACTTCAGTATAATATTCGTCTGAAGTAGGATCATAACCTTCACCTTCTGTGAGCTGTCTATGGAACGCAAATGCTGCAGTTGTCATAGCTAAGTCATCACCAAACCAACTATTTTTATCTGCCCAAGCTTTTGCTTTTGGGTCAGGCTGTGGAGCCTGTTGCTGCTGGGCAGGTTGCTGATTGTATCTAGTGTCAACCTGTTGCTCTACTTGAGGTTGTTCTACTTGTTGAAGTTCTGCTTTAGGTCTTACCCTTTTTAAGCTTTCTTCTTCAACTGCCAACTTAGCTAAATCCTTTTGAGCTTCCATTAAAGCGTCTGTGTCACCAGACTCATACGCTTTTTTGTAACTCTCCTGGGCTGAGTTCAACTGAGAACTAACTCTCGTACTATATTCATCATATAGGTTCTGATCGGTTTTTGAAAGTTTATTTTTAGTTTTATTTAATTCTTCTTGAACAGATTGGGCATATTCAACTGCTGCTTGCTCTCTTCTTTCTGATTCCCTAACTTTATAAGTTAGTTTATTGATACGTTTTTTAACGCCTTCGCTATAGTCTTCAATCTCATCTTCTTGTTCTGATTTAGCAACTACTTCTTCTTTTACTTCAGATTCGGCTTCTTCCGTTTCACTCTCTGGGAGTTCTACTTCTGTACCTTCATCTTCTTCTATTGTTTGCATAGCTTCTTCTGCCATGTTTTACTCCTTATGTGCGTAATGAATTTAAGCTGATTGTATGTCTTCAGGGTTGGAGACTACAGCTAAAATTTCATCATCGTTTAATAAACGCAGTTCGCCACCCTCAATCTTGAGTCTGGCTCCTGCATACCTGCCAAATATCACCCAGTCTCTAACCTGACACCATGGACCTTCAGGGAATTTATTCCCGTCACGGTAGGCATCTGGACCAAGTGCTACCACAAACCCAACATTAGTACCAATACGTTCTTTTTCTAATACTGAGTCTGCTAAATAAATACCGCCTTTAGTCTTTTGTTTGGGACTAAAAGGTAGTATCAATATTCTGTATCCCGTTGGTTTGGGAAGTTTTGATTGTAGATCTTCGTCTTCGTGTACACTTTCGGGAGTCACGGTAGGTGACTTTTCCTCTGGTTGTATGAATCGTTCTACTTTATCTGGGATTGGTTCTCCGCCTGAACCGAAGGCTTCTATTGCTTTTGACATTATTCGTCATTATCCTTGTGCAGGTCTTGTAATAATGAGAGAGTAAACGACAGACCTGTAATTTCGCCTACTATCTTTTGGTAACTTTCGAAGTTTTGAACTCCACCACCAGCAAGAGTATCTTTTAATTGCTCTTGTCTTTCTATAATTTGTTTACGTAACTTATCTAACATACTAACTATTTTTTCCTTGACTTAGCACCAGAACATTTCCAACGCTTACGTGATAAATTGTTAGGAGTATTAGGGTTATTTCTTTTCTTTTTAGATAACCTTTTCTTTATACCTAAACTTCTAGCACAATAGGAATCACCTTTAGATGTTCCTGGTTTTACCCTAGGACCTCCACCTTTGGCTTTACCTGCTTGCCCGTAACTAACTTTTTTACCAGACTTAGTTACTTTAACCCTAGCTTTTCCTCTTCTAGGTTTAGCCATGGTTTTGGGCTCTTCTGCGATTAGCATTACCAGCTATCACTTTACCGCCTTTGTGCATCATTTTAAAATCTGTACCAGATATTTTACCGTCTTTATTTTTGTCTAATTTTTTCTGACCACCGTGTAATTCACCACCGTGCGATTTTTTAGCAGTCTTTGCTGCGTCTTTAAAGTTTTGTGATGTAGGTGCACCTTTAGTTCCAGGTTTTCTCATTTTTTCACCTGAGCCTGCTGCTATTCTTCTACGTTTAGCTTGTATATTTGCGTATAATCCTCGTTTAGCCATTATTTATTATACCCTTTGCCTTTAGTTGCTTTACCACAACCTCTAGCCATTCCTCTCTTTTTACTTGCTTTACCGCCACGTTTTAATTTTTCTTTTTCACCGCCACGATTCATTTTTTGCATACCTCTATTCATTAGGGTCTCCTTAAATGTTTTTTGGCGTCGTTCATTGAAACTCCACCTGTGTTCATATTTTTCATCTTCGAATTTTTCATTATAGAACCGTCAGGCATTTTATGAAACCCTTTAGGTACTTTCCCGCCATTTCTCATACGTCTGCGGTTAGCGTTACCACCCATCATCTCTTCAAAATTTGCTTTATTTAACATTACACACCTTTAGTTGTAGTATCAGAATCTCTGACATCTTTTAGTATATCACGATAATCCTTACGCATATCACCTTTTTCTTTCATTAAGGCTTCTTCCCTTTGTTGGGCTATTTTCATTTCAGCTATCGCTTCGGTTGATTGTTGTTTTAGCATATCTACTTCAGCCCTTATCTGGTCGCTCTGTGCTTTCTGTTGTATCTCAGCTTGTTTCAATTCTACTAACGGCTGAGTTTGTTCTGCTTGTGCTTTTATTTGTTGTGCTTCTATTAAAGCTTGTTCTTGACCAGTTACTTGTTGAGTAGCCTGTGCTGCTTGTGCTGCTATCTGGTTCATAACTTCAGGTGGCATTTCACCTTCACCCATTTGCGGTAACGGTTGACCTATTGCTTGTTCAATCTGTTGTCTGTACTTCATAGCTTGATGTTCTTGTATATTAGCTTGAATTGCTATAGTAGCACTTTGATTCTGTTGAACCATAGGATTCTGTAAAAACGCAGTATGACTAGCTATATATGCATCATGGTTCTGGAATACGTAAGCTTGTATAGGTTGCCCTGTTAAAGATGCTTGTTGTTCGGTAATAGGGTCACGGGCAGGTACTTCAGCTTGAGGAGGTAAAAGACCATCTATATTCTTAACTTCTAGAGCTTCGTACATACGTCTGTATGCTTCACGTAAATCATGTATTTCTGGTGCAGCTCTAGCCATTTCTAGCTCTTGTTGAGCTAACATCACCCTTTGAGCCATACTAAATATATTTGGGTCACTTACGGGTACAATATCAACTTTATCGTCAAAATCAGTAGCTTTTATCTCTCTACTGGCTCCTGGTACCTCATATGGGTAAACAGGGGGTAAACTTCTGCTAAATATGTTAGCTAGTAGCCTAAATTCTTTTTTCTGGGCATAATGCATACGTTTGTGTATAGCACTCATTACTTTAGTCCCACGTTCTAACATAGCCACCGTAGTACCCACTGGTAACTGTTGAGAGCCAATATCGCCTACATTCATGTCCGCAATTGAAGCAAAACGCCTTCCAGAGTCAATAATTACGCTTAATAACTGACTTAATACGTTACTAGGCTCTTTATAGGGTAAAGGCATCAATGCATCACGTATTACACCACCTGGAACGTCAACATCTCTAAATTCACCTGGTCTAAGTGGCTCATCTTCGCCTTGTACTCTCATTCCACGTGCTTTAAAGCCTGCGGGGAGGTTACTTAGCGTACCAGCGTCAACTAATTGACGTAAAATAGACGTAGCGGACTTAGTTAGTCCTCCAATCATGTGAATTAGCCCAAAACCGTAAAAACCTAGTCCTGGTAGGAACTTATAGTGTACAAAATACTCTTTTTTACTGAATAATTCGTCTTCTGCTTCCCAATTACGACGTATTGACAGTATTTCACCCTTTTCTTCTAGTATAGTTACTACATAAGGCACGGCAAACCCATAATCTTCTTCTTCTGATAGCTCTAAATTGACATGCATCTCTAAAACTGAGTATTCATCGTAGTCTGTCATTGAAGGGGATATGCCTTGTAGCTCATCCATCTTCTCTTTTGCTTCATTATAGTCAATATCAGGACTAGCTTCACCTATATTTATGTCACGGTATGTACCGTTCATCTGTAATTTCTTTAAATCGTTACCTGTCATGGTCATTGAATGAGTAAAACGTGGGCTAGTCTCTAAATCAACGGTTTCGTAAGCTACTACTAAGTTTTCCGCTTTGACTAAACGGCTAGTAGCCCTACCTAATAGGTTATCGTAATAAATCTTTTTAAATGCACTACCCGCTAAAGGTAGATAAAATAATAAACTATCCATTTCAGGGTCATATTCTTTCATGACTTCTGTTATCTGATAATTCATGAACTCTTTTACCCTTTGGTTTTGACTAGCTATCTCAGGAGTTTCGGTTCCCATGACTCTGGTTTTTACTGGTCCGCCAGGAGGTAATAATTCTTTATATGATTGTGCTTGGAACTGGGTTACGGCTTCAGCCAATAATGGGTGATGCACACCTGTGGCTCCTGGGAATGGTTCTTCTCTTTCTTCTGTTTTTATACCTAGTAAATCTAAACCTTTAGTAAAAGTATCAAGCCATTCTTGTCGAGATTCTTTATCTGAATCGTAAGCTTCTAAAAGTTCATTAGCTAAAGTTGATAAATCTGAAGCGTCAAGAGTTTCAGCAAGGTTAGCTTGATGATCAGTCATAGTAACTGATTCTTCTTCAAACATAGGTATAACGTTACCGTCGGCACCTATTTCAAAAGCTGAAGTCATATCACCTTGTATATTCATTTCTTCAGGAAGTTGTACTTCCATGTCCATTGGTTCTTGAGGAGATTGACCTTGTAGCATATCCATAATTTCTATGTCTATTGAGCCGTCTTGATCAATGTTTAATGGTTCTTTTTCTATAGCCATAATTAATAATAACTTACTTTACGTTTGTAGTATAGTTCTTCTTCCTCCCAGTCACTAGGTAATCTAACGAATCCACCTTGTCTAAATCTTAACATAGCCTGAGTAGTTGAGTCTACTAAGTCGTCGTGGTCCCCAGCGGGGAAAACGGCACACTCTTCTATTACCTCATTAGCCCACTTAGTGTCTGGTGCCCAGACCATGCCCGATTCAAATAATGGGGTGCTGGCGTTAACTCTAGCTACTTTATCATTTCCTTTACTAGGTGTAAAGTTTTGTACGGGTATACCTATATTTCTAAGTTCTTGGGTTAGCGGTATACCACTAGCTTTACCTTCTATAATTACTACGTCGGGGCTCCACTCATGATATTGTTCTAAGGCTACGCCTTTTAATTCAGGGAAAGAATACTTACCTTTTATACAGTCGAGTAAAATAATATGAGCTACTGTGCCATCGTAAAGGTTTTCACCTATTGTGCCTTCTGGGTAAAATACTCCCCAAGTAGTAATAGCTGAGTAGTCAGCTGAAGAACTTTTTAAAAAAGCTGTATCGTAACTTTGAATTAAATAATCACATGTTGGTGGTTTTTCTTTTTCCCACTCCATCCACCACTCACGCCTAATTAGTGCACCTTCCTCACTGGTTGGATTCTGCATGTACTGGGCGTGCCATTTAGGACCGCCACGTAAACTAGCTTTTACGCCTTCTAGTTCTTCTAGTTTCCAGTATTCTGGCCACAAAGGTTTACCGCTAGGTAATATGGCGGGTAGTTCTATAACTTCCCATTGATCAGCTTTAGGGTCACGGGCAGCATCTTTTAATAGTTTACCCGTAAGGTCGTTAATATTCCAGCGGGTCATAACTATAACTATGGCACCTCCTGGCTGTAATCTTTGACGCGGACCACTGGTATACCAGTCGTAAGTATCTTCCATGGACTTTGGGTTCATGGCGTCTTGTTCACTGTGCGGGTCATCAATTATAAATAAGTCCGCTCCCCTACCCGCTAGTGCACCGCCAACCCCAGCAGCATAATACTCGCCTTTTAGTTTAGGGTTACTCTTCATTTGAGTTTCCCATTTACCTGCTGCTTTTGAGTCTGGGTTTATTAATACGTCGGGGAATATTTTTTCATAGTCTTCGGTAAGCATTAAGTCCCTAATCTTACGACCAAACTTAACGGCTAAATCTGCGGTGTGGGTTGCTTGTAATATCTTTAAAGCTGGGTTACGACCTACTAAATATGCGGGAAAGTAATGCGAGGCGAACTCACTTTTAGTATGCCTAGGTGGCATATTGATTATAAGCCTTTTTATTTTACCTGTGGCTATACGGTCAAAAGCGTCAGCCATCTTTTTGTGGTGAGCCCCGCCGATGAATGATGGCCATTGGTCTTTAACAAAGTTCATAAAGCCACTTTGACAGCGTTCTACCTTTTTTATTTCGTCTAGCCTTTCAGCTAGTTCTAGGTGTTCTTTTAGTACTGACTCGGGTAAGTCGTTTAAATTAGAGGTCATACTTTAACGGCATTAAACTGGCTACTCCGCCATGGTTCATTCTAAAAGTTTTAAAAGCTTCTTTTAATTCAGGTGTTAACTCTATTTTTAAATACTCTTGGTCATAACCGTCTATATATTCGGTAGCGTTTAGCTTAACCCCGTAATCTTGTTCGGTTTGCTTCATGGCTTTTTTAAGGAAGTCATTATAACTTTTAGCTCGGTTTTTACTTTCTATGTCTGGTTCAGCGGTGTATGTTTTATCATTAATTGTATAATCCTCATTCGTATTCTTTTTTATTATTTCTGTTAACTTACCTTCATCGTCATATTCCAATTTTATATTAGGATTATTTTTAAACTTTTTTTCCAAAAAAGGTATCGTTTTAGGTGGTATAACTAGATCGTTACCAGAAGGAGGAGCTAATGACCTAGCACCGTTAGGTATTAAAACGAAAGGAGAATCACTTTTAGCACCAGTTTGTAATAACATTTTTACGCTAT